CGTTTGAATAACTTGATCTGACTGGATAATTTACACCAGAGATTTGCTCTCCTGAAGCAATCGTATCCTTAACCATATTTATAGTACTTTTTGAAGTATCAAACGTTAAATAAAGATCTTTAAGACCAATAATATCATTGGATTCTGGATATGCTTGTATTTCAATAACACCATCAGCTAAGTCAGTTGAAACAATATTAATAGTATTAATCATAATCTCACCCTTAGTATAATTTACTGTTCCAATTGATTTCTTAACAACCTCATAAGTATCTGGATCTGGTGTTGGTTTAACAATAGAAACTATACCCATATCACTATCTGCAGAAGGAACATCTACAAAATAAACAATATCTATACTATCTGCTAATTTAAATCCAGTACTTTTAATATTATATGTACCTAAATTTTTATGGAATTGATTACCAAAACAAATTTCATATTGTGCATAGGTATTCAAGATAGAATTAAGATTCCTTCTCATCTTTATTCTTGTAATGTTTGAAGTTATTGATAAAGTATCGACATTATCAATAATTTGAAGTAATTTACTATATTTGAACCTTCCGCCAAATTTATTCAGATCAATAGAACTAGAATATCTATCTAATGCTGTTGTTATTTTGGATTTAAGATCTAAAGCGTTAGTTACTCTTGAGGAATCATAGAATACATCACTTTCAATTTCTACATGTAGTAGTTTTAGATCAATAATTTCTTGATTAATCCCCGATACAGAGTATTGCTTTAAATCATTTAAAATTGTAGTTTTATCGTAGTCAGATATTGAATTACCATTTTTTGGTTTAATACTGATCACAACTTTTCCAAATTGTGGAGGAACTAATTCTTCACCACCAACAACAGATACAGATTCAGTATTTGCATATATTTTCTGTATAACTGCCTCGTAGTCCCTTGCAGTAACGGCACGGTGCTGCGATGAATAGATCCTAGGGGCAAAATACTTAATAGATTCAATAGTCTCAATGTCACCGCCTCCAGAGGCACCTAAAACGGTCGTAACACTCACTGTTCCTTGTGGGTTTGTAATGGTGTTATCAGACTTAGTTAATGTTCCACCATAAGAGAATGCACTTGGTCCATTACCAGATACTCCTTTTGTTACAATATAACTAACCGTAATTATATCTGCATTTGATAATTTCTTACCAATAATTCCATCACCAAACAAAAGTTCATATTTTTCATCAGCAACTTCTTGTAAAAGGTATATTTCAGAACTTTTATCTATATTAACTATATCACTAACTTGTTTATATTCCCTAATCCCAACTTTAACAACGATAGTACTAGTATCAATACCTGGATTATCAAGAATAAACCGTTGATTAAATGAAGAATCAACAGTAAAAGTCTTTGTCAGATAGATTCCTTCATAAACTTTAATATTATTAAATGATGCTGCACCATTATTAGCGTTTACCGTAATATCTTCTGGAGTTGAGTATGTATATGATGTTTCTCCAACTGCACCAACACAAACTAATCCTGCTTTCAGTATTACTTGTCCTTCAGTAAAGGAAGTTGAAACATCAAATGATACAGTTGCTTGTGCTGCATTTACAGAACGGGGAACATATCCTACATTTCTTGCAAGAGAAACAACATTTTCCCTTAAAGTTGCAGAATCCAAGAAGGATTCGTTAACAATCATGTTGGAATTGAACGCAGTAATGTAAGTATTGTATGCTAATGTGTCAATTAATACGGAAAAATTGGATCCGTCGAAATCAAAATCTGTAAACGTACTATTTGCCCGGAGATAATCCTTAATAGACGATTTTATTTGATCAAAATCTAAATTTGTGAATTTTGTAAGAGGCATATTAACGATTTAACTCTAATAAGTACGTAAATTTTTGAGGACTTAACTCTTGACCAATAATATCAAAGTAAATTGTAATTTCAAATCCATTATCATCTATTTTTGGGATCACTTCTACTTGAGGATTACTAACTCTTGGTTCTTCATTCATTATTGCAATTCGAACTAGTTCTTCAAGAACAGATGCAGAACCAATATCAACAAAATCAAATAAACTTGATGCTATTTCTGATCCAAAAGTAGGATTAAAGAACCTTTCTCCCTGTATAGTCTGAATAATGTTACGAAGAGATCTTTTAATTGCATCTGCATTTTTAAGTACAGTAATATCTTTCGTTATAGGATGAACATCAAACGATAAACTAATATCCTTAAATCCTCTGGATATTCTCTGTACTGCCATTTAATAGAAGTATATTTATTTTATTATTTTATATTTATACCATTATTCCACAAGATTACTTTTTTCTTTCAATTCTTCTTTATTAGAAGGTATGTCATCGTGCATAATTTCTTGAATTATCTTTTTTTTGTCGCTTTTTGGCGAATCATTCCACACATCTCTCATATCTTGATGTAAACGATTGATTGGAGTTTCCATTATTTTATATTTTATGATGAACTATTTATTTTAAGACAAAAAAAAGCACCCGAAGGCACTTTTGGTGTTAAAAATCAGTTTATTTTTGGATTCTTTCGGATCCACCACCCAAATTTGTACATGAAACATCAGAATCACAATTTTCTGATCCACCTATAGCAAATGGGTTGTATCTTGCCGTTGCCATGCGATACATTTTCTCGTGCATTGTTATTTCTTCTTCCTTTTCCTCTTTTTTATTAGTATTTTTCGTATTCCATGCTGGTTCAGGAGCCGGTGGAGCAAACCAGTCGTTCGGATCTACACCTAGATCGTTATTTTTAGGATTTTGAGTCTCAGCAGTCTCCTTTTTATCAATTTTATCGAATTTTTCTAGATTTTCAAGCACAAATTCTTCCCCTCTATGGGAACCAACAAAAATATTCTTAATATTTCTACCTAAAGACTTTAAAAGTTCCATATTTGAGTTAGTATTCGGGGTTTTCATTTTCGTCCTTGCCCGTTATACCTCTTGCGAGCCGAGTTACGCGAAGTTGCCGAATATTTTGTATGCTTGCCTGTACCTTGACGAGACTTTTTGGGGATTGATTCAACATACGTAGTTCCCAGTAGTCCTTGTCTAACTTTCGCCATTTAATTCTTCTCCGTTGAATGTTTGTGTATAAAGATCATTAGGATGAGGCACTCCGTGTTCATAGAACTCCTGTGCCAGATCTTCTAAGGTATCCATGTATTCTTTTTCTGTAAGGTTTTCGAATAATTTCTTATCCTTACAGTAGATAGTATATCGTTCAGACGACATTTTTATCAACTTTATTAAGTATATTTAAAGATTTAAGTTTTTCTTTAACTGATTCTGGTGTGGCACGAACTTGAAACTTAACAGTATCACGACGTTCGAGTTCCATGAGATTTTCAGAGATCTCGAACCATAATTGCTCATCAGTTTTCATAGAAAAATCTGGATGCTTACTTCCAAAGACAGCCATTGTAATAAAGGTTTATATAACTCTGGTTTTTTCGTGCCCTACACGAATACGAGGATCACACCAGATCTCGTATCCTGTTTCCTTTGCATCTAAACAGAACGAGACGTCTTCGCCGCACATATCTTGTACTTCACCAGACTCAAAGACCTGCATTTTAGGAGCAAACCAAGGATACTCTAAGCTTTCAAAGACACCATTTTTAATCAATAGCCATCCGAAACCTGTATAATCAACTGTGAACGGTTTGTTACGTTTGGATATACTTTCGATCGTTTCGTGATTCATTACACCACCATTACTACGAAAGTCTTCCTCATCTAACCAATGTGCCACAGATGTTGTTTTACCATCTTCGGTACAATACCAACCTGCTACGATATGTCTTTCTTTACTTTCATCTATACTACCATCTTCATTCACGGCATCGGGTGGAATGGCCATATCACACAATTGCCAGAACTTCTCACTTGTAAAAACAATATCACTATCAATCCATAACTGATAATCATACTTTAATTTACCATCCCAAGGTTTCTGATCTGGTCCACGTAATACATTTGCTCCTAGACACTTACATCTAGCAAAGTTTACCATAGAACTATAGTCTTGTGATATCTGTATCTGTCCACCATTCTGTACAATATCAAAACATAGTTGTACAAAGTTCTTCAAATAGGTG